CCCTGGTTCCTCATCGCCGCGATGATGTGGTAGCGGGCGCCCTCGACGACCGGCACGGTGCTCGTCACAGTGCGCAGCGAGAACGCCGCGCCGTCCCAGAAGTGCGCCGACAGCCGGAAGCTCCACGCCGGCGCAGTGCCAGTGCCGCTGTTGAACAGGTAGACGCAGAACGGCATGCCCTCGGTCTGGATGCCGGAGTCACCCCACTCGGTCGCGTCGGTGACGCCGGACGCCATCGGTTCGTCCGTCTTCTTCACCGGGCCCTTGCTGATGATCGGCAGCACGCGGACCTGGAACGGGGCCGGGAAGTACGGCGCCGTGGGGTCGCTGCGACCAAGGCCGCCCTGCTGCGCGTACAGCCTCGTCGGCTGGAACCACAGGGCCACGAGCAGCGAAGCTCCGTTGCCCGACAGCCCCTCGCTGTAGATGGGGCGATCGCCGGCGATCATGTAGCCAGGCGACGTGAGGAAGTCGACGTCTGCCGAGGCGCCACTGTCGTCCGCTGCCGCCACCGCGCGGAAGGCCCGGTTCTGCACCGCGTCGCCGAGCATGCGGTCGCGGAAGTGCGGGACGAAGCCACCGCGCTTCCTGACCTCGCCGTCGCGCATCACCGTGTTGAGCTGATCCGGGGACTCCTCGCGCGGCAGCATGACCGGCGGCAGCTTCGTGTTGAGGCCGCCGAGCATGGGCTTGGTGTCCTTCTTCATGCGCTCAGTACCTGCTGCTGATGATGCGGGTGGGCTCGCCAGTGCTGCGCCGCGGGATGCCGGCCTCGAACGCGTCCTCGAGCGGCTTCAGCTCGAAGAACATCGCCTTCTGTTCCTCCGGGCTGCCCTGGCGCCGGAACATTTTCATGCAGACCAGCGCGATCAGGTACTCGCTGTACTCCGCCGGCAGCGGCAGCAACGTCGCGAAGCTCGTCGCGGTGGTGACGGCGCCGGTCAGTGCTGGCGTGAACGTGTAGGTCGAGCTGGTGCCGTTCCACGTGTGCGCCGTGACGCGCACGATCTTGCCGACGTCGGCTGCTGTCGCCGAGGCCGTCACCTCGAACTGCGTGCCCACATAGAGATCGGCGCGCTGCTTCAGGCCGACGGTGAGCCCTCCAACACCGGTGGCAAACGTCGTGGTCGTTCCCGATGCCGCGGTGCTGTAACCCATCGGCGGCGTCGAGCGCACGAACCACACGCGCATCGTCGGCCACGTGATCGGCGTGCCTCGGATCTGCACGACGTCGCGCGGACCGAAGTGCCACAGCGGGCCCTGCGCGTAGTTGGTGCGGCGCCCCGCGTCCTTCTGCTCGAGCGTGACCTTCGGCACCGGCCACGGCCGGCCGTTCGTCTGCGACAGCTCGACAAGCTGGATGTCGCTGACGTACTCCGGCGGCGTCCACTGGTAGACGTCCGTCTCAAGAACCGTCAGCGTGTTCGTCGCGACGTCGATCGAGTCGAGCCCGATGTCGTCGCCGTTCATGCGCAGCTTCGTGAAGAGCCCGCGCATGCAGTCGTCGCCGGCGCGCAGGATCTCGTCGTCGGCGAACGCGCGCGAGTCGCGGTCGTGCAGTCGCTCGCGGCAGCGCGTGAGCAGCTCCCGGCTGTTGATGGAGATCACGGGACCACCAGGGCCGGCCGCACCGGCGCCACGACGCGGTTCGTCATCTTGTTGAAGAGCGCAATCGAACCCTCGCGGATCTGGTCGCTCTTCTCGCGCTTCTTCCGCATGGCGTCCTTCAGGATGCGTGAGTCCAGGTCAGCCTCGAGGCGCTGCTTCGCGGCGGCGGTGGCGATGTGGCGCCAGTGCAGCCGGTTCAGCACGGACACCGTGTTGGCGATCGACGGCACCGCGTACGACTTGTCGCGTCCCTCGATCATGCAGATCAGGTAGGAGCCGCCCTTGTCGAAGCCGACCATGCACCATCGGCGGCGGTTCGTGTGCCACAGCACCTGCACGGTGGGGTGCAAGCGGTGCAGGAGATCGGTCACGTGCTGCGGCACCTGCATGCCGGCCTTGCGCGTGTACTCGCGTTTCCTCAGTCGACCCATTGCGCATCTACTCCGAGTTGAGCGAGCTGCAACGCTGCAGCCTGCACCTGCGCCATCGTACCGACGAGAACGAACATCGCCCAACGTCGCGTCGTTCCCGCGAGGATGGGTTTGCCGGTGATCTGCATCGTCTGGCGCAGGTAGGCGTAGTCGAGCTGGTCGTACGCCGCGAATCCGGGCACCGTCGCCGGCGTCGGTTCGGCCTTGTTGCCGCACGTCAGGTGGCGCACCTGATCCATCGTCTCAGTCGATGTCTCGCGGATCGCCGCGTAGACGCCAACCGTCAGGCCGTCAGGGGGCGCACCAAAGCCACCCGTGGAGGTCCAGCCAACGACACCGCGGTCCTTCGACAGCATCGGGCCCGTCGTCGAGTTCACCGTGTTGTCCTTGTTGTGGACCACCGTCGCCTGCGACAGCAGTCGCCGCCAGCGGTTGTTGGTCGGGGTCCATGCGAGGTCGGTGTTGAGGTTCAGGTCGGGGTCGTAGACGAACTGGGCGTCGAACGCTGGGCCCTGCAGCCAGATCGTCGGCGCCATCACCAGCGTGCTCGCGTCGTCGCCGAGGTCGTGATCCGGCGACACCTCGAACACGAAGCGGAAGCACCCTTCGATGTCGCGCCAGTGCATGTCGACCTGCTGCGCCATGCGAACGCCCGGCCACAGCACGCCGCGGCTGTTGGTGCCGCCGTGGTCGACCTCGAGCGCCGTCGGGTTGATCGGCGCCTGCGTGGAGGAGTCGAAGATCGCCGGGGCGGCCGTCAGAGGCGCCCCGCTGTCGGCGTTGAACTCCATGGCCAGGGACCGCCCACGCACAAACCCCAGGCGTCCCACGACGTCCAGGGTGGGCGCCAGCTTGGTCACCGCGACGCCGGCCGACTGTGCCGGGGTGTAGTCGCCGCCGTTCGACAGCTCGTGCCGCATCCACCGCTCGGTGCCGGCGATGACCTCGTCGATCAGCAGCCGAGCCGAGACGCCGAAGCTGCCGCGCGCGCTCCGCAGCAGCCACTCCCGATTGATGCCGGAAGCTGGGATCTCCGTCGACCACCGCGTGATCACGCCGCCAGCACCAAACGCCGGAGAGATGACGTGGTTCTGGTTCGTGCTCGGCGACTGGATCGGCACCTCGTCGAACCCCGAGATGGAGCCGGCCTTCCACACTGCGCCGCGGACGCGCGACCCCGAGTCGATGCCGCGGCGCGCGACCTTGGACGGGCGCTCGTACTTCGTGGCAGCGGTGATGTCGACCATGCCGGCGGCCAATCGCGGCCGCGCGTAGCCCACCAGGGTGCCTCGCTCGTTGTCCACCGCCTCGCGCGTCGGTGTCAGGTAGACCGGAACGCTGTCGCCGGATCCCTCCGCCTCGATGAAGAACACGGGCAGGCGACGCTGCGACGCCGGGATGGCCAGCAGCTCCGTCACGTCGGCGGCGTAGCGATCCAACTGCGTCGAGCCAACGCCCCACACCGGCTGCACCAGAGTGTGGTGCCCGAACATCACGTGCGATCGGCGCGCCCGTGGAGTCACGGTGTTGATGATCTCGACCATGGCTTGGCCGTGGCGAGTGCCGTGGTTGATCGTGGACAGGGTCGTGTAGTGGACGGTGTCGCTCCCGGTCAGGCCGCCGACCGCCAAGTCGCCGACCGAGATGCACGCGACGTACGGATCGGCAATGGCGATCTCGGACACCGCCTGGTTGTAGAGATCGCTGCCGGTGCGCCCTGTGGCCGCACCCCAGTAGTTGAGCGTGGCGCTCCCGTCCTTCACCTTCGAGATGGTGAACCCGAGCTTCTCGGCGGTGACCGTCGTCCACCCACCAGCCACGACCGCGCGGCGCACATACCAGATCAGATTCAGCAGGTTCTGCTTGGCCCGCTGAGCCCTCGCCAAGTCCGCTGCCTCTTGCTCCCCGAATACGACGGCGTAGCAGCGCATGTCGAGAGTGTCGGCTGCCAGCGCCAGCGCATCGGCGGCGCCCTTGTGGTAGCCGGGCACGTACGACTTCAGCAGCGATGCCTCGAATACCGCCCGTCGATCGAGGCTGTAGGCGCCATTTGTCGGCGTGGTCGGCCACCAGTTTCCGAAGATCGTGAACTTGGTGGCGTTGTTCGACGACACGATGGCCTGGCTGCCGCCGCGCGTGATCCAGTAGCCGGCGAACTGGTTCGTCGCCATCGACAGCGAACTGTCGGTCATCGACGTCGCGTCCACCGATGTCGATGTTCCAGACGGTCCAGCGACCGATACGAATGGCGTCGAGCTGCGAGGCAGCGATGGGTCCCACGACGTGTGGCATCCAGGCCAGTACCAAGAGGTGAACGAGCCGTTCGAGCCAACCGCGTTCAGGCGCGTCAGCGACGTCCCGCCGACCGCGAGCTTGACCACCGCGAGGTTGATGTTGCCGAGCGCCAACGACACGCCGAGCCCTGCATACACCTCGGGTCCGAACACGAATCCGATGGGCCCCAGTGCGGCGTTGAACGGGAACGGGATCGTCGCCAGCGTGTCCGTTCCGCTGGTTGGGGTGTCCAGCTTGGCTGGATCGAACACCAGGGGCGCCATGACGCCCACCTCGTCGGTGAGCTGCCACATATCCTGGACGAAGAAGTTGAGCCTCGCGAGCGCCACTGGCGAGGCCGGCACCGGGTTCTGCTCCCACTTGGACAGAGCAACGGCATTGCTCTGCCCAATCGTTCCGATACCGATCACAGCTTCGTCTCTGCCGAGCGGACCGTCATGGTTATCACGATGTTGTCGGCGACGGCCCACTGCGCGACGGATGCCTGCTTCAGGATGTGCACCTTCTCGAGCGAGCCCTGCCATCCAGCTTCGCTGTAGCCGATCGTGAACATCGTCGGGTCGAGCGACGTGATCGCTCCCGCGGAGGCTGCGCCGGTGATGTCCGACACCACCATGCCCAGGATCTCGCACGGGTAGTCGCCGCCCCAGATCAGCGTCGACGATCCACTGCCGATGATCAGCCCGCCGGCCTGGTCGAGGATTGCGATCGCGGTGCTCGTCAACACCACTGGGATCGTGTTGCCGTACGCCCCTGGACGCTTGGCCTGCAGCGACACGATGCCGGCAGAGTCCGCGTACGACGACTGCACCGTCGGATGCACCACGGTGTTGGCGCCGTACGTGGTTCCCGCCCCCTCGGTCCGGTTGATCGCGGAGCGCAGGTTGTTGGCCGTCTCGATGTTGCTTCCGCCGATCAGCACATGACCTGCGGTGGCCGCGATCGCGGTCTTGAACGTGTAGGTGACGCCGTCGATCACCAGCGTGTCGTTGTCGAGAGCCGCGGCAATCGTCACGCTCTGGAACGCGTTCCTGGACCCCAGACGCTGCCTCTCCGGCAGCGGGAGGCCACCGACCGCAATGAGCCCGGCCGAGTGGCGCGGCCCCTGCGGCTGACTGAAGCGCGCCGTCGTTCCCGGAGCCGCAAGGTCGAGGTGCTGACCGACGCGCATCGGCAGCGCGAGACCGAGATTTCTGCCGTTGTGGTGATGGTTCGTCGCGTCGATCGTGCGCGTCCAGTCGAATCGCTGGCCGAGCGACAGTGTTCCGGTCGCGATGTCCGCGATCGAGGACTTGTAGTCCACGCTGACGACGTGCGCGAACGTCTTGGCGAGGTACACGAAGTTGTTCGTCTTGTTCACCAAGTTGATCACCGGCGTGATCTCCTCGATGTACGTGTGGAACTGGTCGTAGCCGCGCACGCGAAGCTGCAGCGTGCAGTTCGATGGCGTCCCCTGGATCACCTGCGCCACGAGCGTGTGGGCGAAGTGGTTCGTCTTTCCGGCCAGCGTGAGCGCCAACCAGTCGGTGGTGGTCGTCAGCACCTGCGCGTTGACGATCATCGTCTGCGCGCTGACGCAGTGCGTCTGATGGACGCTGGTCGCGAGTCCAGAGTCCCGGGCAGCGTCGGACTCCATGATGCCCGACGTGCGGGCGAGGTTGGTTGCCATGGCTGGTCCTCCTCAGCCGTTGGGGTAGCCGTAGACGCGCCCTTCGCCGCGGCGCGTGCCGTCGGTGGTGCGGATCATCGCGGTGAACTGCATGTCGTCCTCGCCGAACTGCGCGGTCGAGGTCGGCACGTCCGAGGCTCGGGTGTCCGAACCGGTCAGCGTGATGCCGCTGATCTTGGTCGTCCAGTTGTCGCTCGAGAAGAACCCGAACTTGTGCGGGTCGCCCTGCCAGCCGGTGAGGCTGCGACCGACGCACACGCCAGTCACCGGAGCGACGCCGGAGGCGAGCTGGCCACGGACCGGGAGCCGAGCGGCGATGTTGAGCACCGTCGGCATGTTCTTCTGGCGCAGCAGCAAGCCCATGGCGCCCATGATCTCGGGCGTCGGGAACGGGTTGTCCTTGCCGTACGGCGCGAGGCGCACCGGCGTGCCGATGCCCCAGTTCTGCCACGTGTTGGCCATGTCGACGTTCGTCACCGTCGCCGCCACGTTGAGGGCCGTGATCGCCGTCTGGAAGGCCGACGCGATCGGGGTCAGCGTGAACGCCGCAGCCGCCGCCCCGGTCGGGTCGATGGCCGTGTGCCAGCCGATCGTGACGCTGGACGAGGCGACGTTGACGCCTTGCGTCATCACTTCGACGTCCTCGACGAACGAGAACACGCGCGACAGCGTGAGCGCCGTGAAGAAGCTGGTGGTCGTCACCGACTTGGTCACGAACGGGGTGACCTCGATCGCCGGCATGCCGAACTGGTCGTAGCCGCGCACCCTGAAGCGGACCGTGATCGAGCCAGGAATCGCCGTCGGCGTCCCGAACACGAAGATCGTCGGCGTCATCGGCACCGGCATGGCACTGTTCCACGTCGCCGACGCTGCGCGCAGGCCCGTGGACCACGTGCCGTCCGATCCGGTGCCGCCGGCGGTCCCGATCGTGCCGCCGCCGATGCCCGAGATATTCGTCGAGATCGTTGCGGTGAGGTGCTTGGTGCGGAGGCCGGTGGCTTCGTGGAGCTGCCGCTCGTTGACGCCAGGGCCGGGGGGATTCGGGTTCGTGTCGATCAGGACCATGTGTCGCCTTTGCCCCTTGCTCCTTGTGGTGCCGCCGGGCCAGCGACGCCCAAGCCGCAGGTCCGCTGCGGCGCCGGAAACGCGGGCTGGCGACGCCATCGCCGCCAGCCCTACAGGAGAGGTCAGTTGTCGACGATGTCCGCGATGAGCACGTTGCGGTTGCGCGCGTCCGTGCCCATGTTCCAGTAGCGCATCATCGTGCCCTGGTAGGCGTCCTGGTTCTCGAGGCGACGCAGGATCGCGCCGTCGTCCATCCAGTGGTAGTCGTTCTCGTACTCGATGAACAACGACTGCAGGGACAGGCCGTAGATGCGGCCGCGCGTGCAGTCCTTGTCCACGACGATCGGGCGACCGTTCCAGTGCAGCGCCGTGAAGCCGCCGTCCAGCTCCATGGTGTTGTACCGCTTGGCCGCGACCAGCGAGTTCAGGTACTGCCGGCGGATGCCGTGCGTCGTGACCCACGTGTCGACGCTGCCGTCGGACGTCTGGTCGAGCAGGTCCATCGCCTGCTGGAAGAAGTCCGGGTTGAAGGGAATCGCCGTGCCACCGTTGTCGATGACCGGCGCTCGCCACACCGGGTTGGACGCGATCGGCAGCTCGCCGAAGCCAGCCGGCCAGTTGCCGGCCGCGCCATCCATGAACACCGGGTCCGCGTCGTCGACGATCGCGGCAAGGCCGTGCGGCTCGAGACCGCGGCCCCACGACAGGCCATCCGTGTCGGACGCGTAGTCGTTCACGATGTAGAGGTACTGGTTCCCGGAGAGGCCGGCCAGCGTGCTCGCCGCGCCAGTGTTCGTCATGAACGTCACCGTGCCCGCGGTCGGGTCGACGACGTTGATGAACGCGGCCTTGACGGTGGAGCCGTTGAACAGGGTGCCGGGCGCCGTGCCGACACTCGTCGCCGCGGTGTCCGTGGCCATCGTCGCGACGCGCATCTGCCGCGAGATGTACTGGGTGCCGAGCGCCGTCGACGTGATGCCACCAGGGTTGGTGAGCGTCCACGGGCCCGAGCCCGAACCGCTGGCGATCTGCGCGAGACGGCCGGAGCCGTCGCCGAACATGATGCGGTTGTCGTTGACCTGGATGTCCTGCGCGAGGCCCTGCACTTCCTCGTCCATCATGCGGATGAACGAGCCGCGGTCGTTGCGCGAGGCGCTCGCCGCCGGACCGGAGAACCGGATGCGGCCGTACGAGTAGCGCATGTTGAAGCGCGCGGTCGCGTGCTGCTGCGCCTGCGGATCGGGCAGGCGGCCGTTCTCACCCGCGTAGCCGTAGCCGAAGTTGCGGCCCGTGCGCAGCGAGTGGACGGAGTACTTGCCGGAGACCTCTTCGCGGCGCCGCGGGATGAGCCGCGACAGCACGGTCTTGGAGTTCAACTGGTCCACGACAGCGGGCTCGTAGAACTCCTTCAGGATCTCGTTGAAGGCCAGGGCGGCGCCTGCGCCACCGGAGACGAGACGATTGCCACGGGTTGCTCCCGTGGACGTGGTGATGCTCATGTGTCTACCTCAGCTTGTCAGCCGGACTGATTCGCGAGGTGATCCATGACCATTCTTCGGATCTCCCCGCTCATCAAGCCCTTGCCAGTCAGGTGCCCTCGCTCTTTGTCGCGGGGCGCAAACCTCGCAGGCACGCCGACCTCCTCGCGGAGAGCCCTCTGCTGGCTCGCCACGAACTCCTGAAGCTGGGACGCAGCCTGGCTGACCTGCTGCTCGAGTTCGACACGGCCCACCTGGGGCGCGCCGGCCAAGGCATTCATGATGGCCTGCTTGGCGAACTTGGCCGCCCCCTTGTTCGTCTCGAACACGGGGAACTGACCCATCAGTTCGTCGACCTGACTGGCCCGGCTCTGCGCGACCTCGGCTCGGTGCCGCTCCATTCGCTCTGCGGCGAGGATGCGGACAGCCTGCTCGATCTCGCTCAGCTTCCGGTCCGCCCCATTCTGCGTCTGGGGCTGTCGGGCGTTGCCTGCGAAGGCGTCGTCGATCGCGTCGTCGACCTCGTCGGTCTGCGGCGCTGACGCACCCTGCAGCAACTGAAGCACCTGTGCACGCCGCGCGGGATCGAGTCCTTCGATTCGTTCCTGCAGGGCTCGGACGGATTGCTGGTCGCCCATCTCGGCAAGGCGCTCGTCGAGAGCCTTCTTCGATGCGGCGATCGTCTCGCGTTCGGTCCAGGTCTTCACCAATTCGGCCACCGGGACGCGTCGCTTGACGCCTCCCTGGTCAACCTCCAGCTCCTGGGGAGGAGCGGATTCTGCGACGGGTGCCTGACCGGACGGCCGCTGCTGGGGATCGAGACCGGCCTTCGCGAGCACCCTCTCGAGCTTGTCGGAGAGAGGTCCGTTGGCCGGCGCGGTCTGAGAGCTGCTGTTCGGTGCGTCACTCATCGTGTGCTTCATCCGTCAGGTCACGCGACCCGAATCACGGATTGGTGTTGCCCTTGTGGGGCTTCGTGTTGGGTTGGGAGACGCGGCCCCCGAGCCCACCGGAGTTCTTGTGGCCCTTGACCTTGCCGTCCTTGCTGACGGAGTTCTTGGGCTGTCGGATTCCACCGGACTTGTTCTTGGTCATGGTTCCTCACTCTACCGAAGCGCGACGCCTTGGCCAGTGCGAAGCGCCTCGGTGACGCCAGTGGCCTCGGCAACCGCCTCGAGTTGCTTGCTGAATCCCTCGCCGTTCTTCCGGTCGAGCATCTTGGAGACGGGCTCGTCCGGCAGGCTGTAGCTCTGCGACAGGTTCATCGCGTCGGCACCGACGTCGCCCTGCGCCTTCTTGATCGCGGCGCGCACGTTCTCGCGCCTGTTCGACTCGTCGCGCTTCGTCTCGAACTCGTTCACGACGACGATGCGCGTGCGACGGCGATCGAACGAGCCGTCGGCCTGCAGCGCCACCGGTGCGTCACAGTGCTGGCAGCGCGGCGTGTGGCGATCGATCTCCGACGGATCGCGGAGCTGCGTCCACATGATGCGGTTGTGGGGCAGCGGCGGCGGGTAGTCGACGACCTCGCCGTGCATCGTCCAGGACGTGCCGACGAAGTAGAGCGCCACCTTGTTGCAGTGCGTGCAGCGGACCCCGTACTTGAAGTCCTTGGTTGCGATCGCGCTGATGTCGCCGCTCGGCAGCGTGAGGCCGGCCTGCTCCAACGACTCGCGCATCTCCGGCGTCATCGCGTCGAGGTGCTTCTGCAGACCCTTCAACGCGTCGTCCACCTTCTTGTCGCCCTGCTTGCTCATGGGTTCGGTTCCTTCGGTCCATTCTGACTCGGCGGCGACGGCTTGCCAAGCGGTTTCGCCTGCGGGCTACCGCCGCCGCCTTCGCCGCCACCGCCGGCGCCCTGCACGAGCGCCTGCGCTTCCATCATCTGCGCCACCGCCGCGGTGTGCTTCTGCAGGTGCGCCATCAGGAGCTGCTTCATCATCGGCTCCATCAGCTCGTACTCGTCGGTGAGCATGAACTGCAGGTGCTCTTCGTAGTGCGCCTGGTGGTCGTCCCACGTCATGACGTCCGGGAGCGCGGCCGTCGGCGACGGGTCCGGCTTCGCGAACATCAGGTTCTCGATGCGCGCGCGGCGGCGCTGCAGATCCTCGAGCGCGAACAACGGCGAGGTGCCGACGTCGAGAGCTTCGAGGATCACGCGCTGCGCCCGCGGGTCCATGGCCGGATTCAGCGCGCCCATCTGGGTCAGCGTCTGCATCAGCTCCATGTTCTCGGCCTTGCTCTTCGGCGTCATCGAGCCGGCCTTCACCTTCACGCGGCAGTTGCCGTTCAGGTCGCTGCCCTTGAAGAAGCGCACGTCGCTCTGCCGCGACTCGCCGTAGACGTGCACCGCGCGCGGCAGCTTCTGGAACTTCCACGTCAGCTCGAGCAGCAACCGGCCGAAGTCCTCGTACGACTCCTCGAGCAGCTTCACCGTCGGCGCGATCGACTGCTGGTCGCCGCTCTTCAGCATCGCCACCGCGTTGCCGCTGCGCGCACCCTGCGGCATCTGACCGAGTGAGGCGTCGCTCTGGCTCGCGATCAACTGCAGGTCGCTCTTCGCGTCGTTGGCGGTCACCACCTGCGGCTGCCCGATCTGCGGCGGGTTCCACAGGACCGGAGGCGGCGCGTTCTTCGCGTACTCGATGACGTCGCCGATCTCGTTGCGCACGCGGCCCTTCGTCAGCGAGCCCTGCTGCGCGATCACCTGCGGCACCGACAGCACGTCGCGCTGCAGGATCATCTGCTGCCGCGCGCGGTTGTAGTCCGCCTGCGGCTGGATCATGTGCTCGACGGTGCTCATGCCGTGGAAGCGGCCGGGCACCGGGATGTTCTGCAGGCCGACGATCGGCAGGCGGCGCGTGAGGCCGGCTTCCTTGAACTTGTGGTCGCCCTTCTCGAGGATCGTGCTCTTCGTCGCCGCGGCGTAGAGGCCGCCGGGGATGCGACGGCTGGGCACGTACCACAGCTCGTCCACGTTCACGATGTCGGTGCTGTTGCTCGGACCGACCCACGTGGCGCCGGGGCTGTTCAGCAGCGTCGGGATGCGCTCGAGGTACCGTTGGCTCGACGCGTTCACCGCCATGTCCTCGGCGCCGATCGTGTCGGCGGTGTCGGGCCAGCGGTCGTACACCTCGTCGACCGACATGCGGCGGCGGATGCGCACCCACGGCATGCGGTTCAGGTCCGTGAACCCCGACGGCAGCAGCACGTTGAAGAGCGACAGCACCTCGATGTCGTAGTCGCCGTCGGCCTGCTCCTCGAACACGCCGTTCTGGTCGAGCCACGCGAGCTGGTCGGGCGTGAGCTGCTGCTTCGCCACCGGCTGCCGCGACATCGGATCGTAGTAGTAGCGCCGCAGCTCGCCGCGGCTCTTGTCCCAGTTCGCGTAGAGGAACGCGGTGCCGGTGATGTCGAGCCACAGCGACGCCTCCATGCGCCGCTTGCCGAGCTTCTGGTCCTCGTAGAGGTGGTCGAGCACGTGCTGCGCGACCTTCGCCGCCTCGCGGTCGATCTGGTCCGGCGTGTTCGGCGTGACTGACCAGTCGATCTTCGCCGACGTCAGGCGCCCGACGTTCCCCATCACGAGGCGCATGATGTGGTTCGCGACGTACTGCCCGCGCTGGTGGAACATCGACGGGTCGACGTCCTTCAGCATCACGTCGGGGATGTCCAGGTTCTGGATCCCCACGTACTGCAGCATGTTCACCCACGCCTGGGTGCAGAGCCGCATGAAGTAGCCGTCGCGAAGGCGCCCGCCGGTGTCGGGGTTGCTGGCGTCGAAGAGCCCGCGAACCTGCTCGTCGCTCAGCGACTTCGCCTTGACCTTCGACGCGCCGTCCTCAAGGACTGTCGTCAGCAGGTCCGCGGTCGTCTGGCTCTCGCTCTGGCGTCGTGCGGTGGCTGCCAAGGGCTTCGTTCAGGTACGCCCAAGCCGCTTCCTTCGACATGCCGTGGCTCATCAGAGCCCGCATGTCCGCTTGGAGGCGGTCCTGGATGCCGGGAAGGTATCCAGCGACGCCGTGCTTCCGCAAGTGCTCCTGCACGTAGCCGATGTCGAGCAGCTCCATGGAGCGCGCCACGGTGGCGTCGACGAGCTTGTGCAGCTCGACGTTCGTCTTGCGCGAGGTGCGTTCCGATTCGAGGACGCTACGGAGCGCCGCGACCAGTCCACACAGGGAACCCAGGGCCAGCAAACAGGCCACCACGATCACGACGTCGGTCATCTTGTTTCTCGGTCTCTTGCTGCACGTGTTGCCACACCCTCCGCGCGTACGCCTGCTCATCGGTGAGCGTCGGCAGCTTCGCCGTGTGCGGCTTGTCGACCAGCATCTGTGAGCGCCCTTCGAGAGCAAGCGCGAGCGCGAACACCTGGTCGTCCTTGTTCTTGCCCCGCGCGCGTTCGTTGCCCTGGTCGTCGAACTCCATGGTGCGGATCTCGGAGATCAGCCCCTTGTCGCGCGTGAACAGGGTGTTGCTGTCCATGATCGCGGTGATCAGCGACATCAGGTAGGCGCGCGTGATCTTGTCGGTGCGGAACCCGAGGTTGGGCGCCAGCGGGTCGCGGTTCAGCGCGTTGAAGTAGCGCGCGCGGTAGATATTCGGGTAGCGCAGCGAGTCCGTCAGTGCCGCGAGCAACGCGATGCCGGCGCTGTTCGTTTCGGGCACCAACATCGCGGTGCCGTAGTAGTAGCCGATCGCCGCGCAGATCGTCGCAAACTCACCGGGCGGACAGTAGCCGTGCCACGTGGCGACGTGCAGCGCGGTCGGCACCTCGAGCACGACGGCCGCGCTGTAGTCGGGGCGCTGGTCGCTGTAGCTGAGGCGCGTGCGGCGCTCGACGGCGCTGCGATCGCGCTTTCGGTTCTCGGCCGGGTCGATGCCGACCACGTACTCGACGTCCTTGCGCGGGTGCTCCCAGATCATCAGCGATCCGTCGCGCGTCTCGTTCAGGACGAAGAGTTCGTCGCTCACAGCTTCAGGAGGATGTTGCCGCGCCAGATGGGTCGCTCGGCGTTCTGTTCCAGGTCAGCGACGGTGTCGGCGTTGAATACGGGCGAGCCGGTGGTGAGAAAGGCTTCGGTGGCCGAGCTGGGGAACTCCTGACGGAACTTGGCTTCGGAGCCTTGGAGAGCGTTCCTGATCTTGTGCCGTCGCCACGCGAGCTGCTCGAGGGTGATCCGGTGCTGATCCAGCAGGCGACGTTCAGTGTGATCCAGGGTGCGGGCAAACGCGTTTCGCTGATCCTCGCCAGCGAACTGGATGACGTAAGCGGGATCCCAGTACCAAGGAGCGAAGAATGGAATGAAGTCGCTCTGGCCAGACTCCGCAGCTCGCCACGCGTCATAGAACGCGCCCTGCGCACCCTTGGCGGTGGACTCGAAGAAGATGCTGCTGGCAGGGGTCTCGGGCACCGCTTGAAGGACAGAGGTGAGGGTCTCGTCGGGATCCTGCCACATGGGGATCTCGGAGGCGTGCAGATGGTGGAACGTGTCACCGCGGCCGGCTGAGAAGTTGCCGCTGGTTCGCGCGAAGCAGGTGCTGCCATTGTCGGTGAACTCCATCGTGTCGTTGGAGGCGCGCCGCGTGGTGCGCGGGAACCACATGTTCTTGTGCACAAACGACGCCTTGGCGAACAGCTCCTTCGTCGACACGTCGTCGTAGCTGATCGTGAGCGCGGTGCGGTAGCCCTCGCGATCGCACCACTCGTACTGCAGCGACTGGATCAGCGTCGAGAAGCCAAGCTGCCTCGCCTTCAGCACGATCGAGCGCACCGGCATCTTCGCTCGACGCGGCGCCACGATGCAGTCGTGGTAGAAGCGCCGCTGCGCGTAGTTCAGGACCAGGTGACTGACCACCGCGTCCTTCGTCTTGATCAGGTGCGTGCGCTCGATGTAGGTCAGCTCGTCGTCCCAGATGCGACGAAGAGCGAGCCGGCCCATCTCGTTGCGAGCGTCCTCGTCCTTCACCTTCGCGAGGATCGAGCGCAACGCCTCGATCTTCACCACCTCGTCGGCGGGGTACGCCTGCTCGAGGACTGCGGTGTCGGGGATCACTCGAGTGGCAGCTTGCGCGCCTCGAGTTCTTCCTTGCTGATCTTGCAGTAGATCGCCGCGGCGTGCGTCGAGACGAGGTTCGCGTCCTTGTCCTTGTGCGGGTCGAGTTCGAGCGCGGTCGACGCACTCGCCTCGAACACCACGTACTCGCCGGCCGCGACGTCGACGCCGAACGCCGCCACCTTGGACCCGACGGACATCACGCGCCCGTACGAGTAGACCTGATCGATGACGTCGGGTAGCGCGATGCCGCCCTCCGTCGCCTTCTTCGGGTCAGGCTTCCTGATCAGAACGTGTTCGCCTTGTGCTTCCATTGGTCTCCTGTGACTGACTGCCCTTCAGCAGCTCCATGAACTGCTTGAACTCTTCGCCCGGATCGTCCGGCGCCACCTTCTGCTGCCGCATCGCGGCGTAGGTGCGCACGATCACGGAGCCCGCGGCCACGCGCGCGTTGTCGCCGGCCTTCGGGTTGTTGGTGATCTTGTCCATCTGCTTCAGCGTGCGCATCAGGGCGAACCGCATCATCTGCTGCTCGTGGTCGCTCTGCGCTGCCTGGAACGCCGGCGTGCTGAGCACGGTGCGCAGTTGCTTCACCGTCAGGCCGCACTGCTCGGCGATGGTCTCGAGGTCCAGCTCGACCGCGTTGATCTTCGCGACGTCGAGCACGACCTTGTGCACCAGGTCGATCGGCACGCCCTGGATCGCGGGAACCTCGCTCATGCGCGTGCTACCATGCCGCGACCACTGTCCCCACGCAAGGATCGACCATGTCCCGCACACTCACCGCCAGCGCGATCGGCGCCGCCCAGATCGTGATGTTCCCCAACGGCTGCCGCTTCGACAACAACGACGTGTTCGTCGGCAGCGGCTTCCTCGAGAGCCTCGTCATCACGCACATCGGCGTGGTCGGCTTCAGCGCCGTGATCGGCGTGTACGACGCGATCGTCACCGCCACGCAGAAGGTGCTTGTCGGTGGCACTGGCACGCAGGACCAGTACCGCGTGATCGCCGCCAACGCCGCGGGCACGAACGGTCCGCTCGGTGACCCGATTTCGTTCGTCGCGCCGAACGCGCAGCTCACGGCGTGCCGGCAGGTGGTCTCTTACAACGCGGTGCTCGACGCCGCGCAGCCGCGGTCGGTGATCCCGATCAACATCCACCTGCCGAACGGCATGGCGGTCTACATCAACGCCGCTGCCGGCGGCAGCTACACGATCGCGGCGAACTTCATCCCGCACGTCAGCGGCGGCGCGCGTCGTCGTCGCGGGTACGCGCAGGGCAGCACGACGAAGATCGTGCCGCTGGCGACCGCCTCGCTGTGAGGGTGCTGTTCCTGGGGAGGGCGACGGCGACCTCCCGCGGGATCGTCACCGCGATGCTCCTCGAAGGTGGCATCACGGGCGTGGTGGTACTCACCCGGCACGGCCTGCAGCGGTTCGCGCACGAGGAGGCGCAACGGCTGCGCACCCCGATCGAGCACGTGCGCGCCGACCCCGGTCGCATGGGGGCGTTCGCCGGCGTGGTGGCAGCGACGCAGGCGGCGGCGACCGGACGCATCGACCTGGTCGTCGCCGTGGCACCGACGCCCTCCGACCTCGAGATCGTGAACGCGATGCGGAAGGTCGGAGTGCGCACCGCGGTGGGGAGGTTCCGTCCCGGCCTGCGCACGGTGGACTGGGGAAGTTCCTGACCTTTGCGAACCGGATGAATCCGGCATGAAGTCGGCGGTTTGCAGACGGCGATTCCCGATTCTGCGAAGGTAACTTGGACAGTCCGGGACAGTCCCGCTATGTCCCGGCGCATGGCAGACCACTACGTGAAGCTCTGGTCTTCGATCGTCGACTCGTCGGTTTGGAAGGAGCCGGACCGCCACCGCATCGTGTGGATCACGATGCTGACCATGGCCGACCGCAACGGGTTCGTCGGCGCGAGCGTCGATGGCCTGGCTCGGCGCGCGAACGTCCCTGAGGAGGACGTCGAGAGCGCGTTGGCCGCGTTCCTCGCCCCCGACAAGAGGTCCCGTAACCAGGAGAACGAGGGCCGTCGCATCCGCGTGGTTCCGCGCGGCTGGCACATCATCAACCACGGGTACTTCCGCGACTTGCAAGATCGCGAGGAGCTGCGCGCGTACGAGCGAGACCGCAAGCGCGAGCAGCGCGCGAAGGATGATCCGTCCCGGACTGTCCCGGACAAGTCCCAGAATGTCCAGGCTCCTTCTTCAGATGCAGATGCAGCTTCAGGTGCAGTCTCTGGGAAGGGAGAGAGCACGAGAGAGGGGGCGCGGCGCACCGTCGCCCGTCCCGACGACGTGACCCCGGAGACCTGGAACGAGTGGTGCGCGTTCCGCCGTACGAAGAAGGCCCCGATCACGGAGCGGGTCATCGCGGACACCCGCAAGAAGGCCGCCGCCGCGCGCATGACCATGGAGGCCGCACTCACCCACTGGATGGCGCAGGGCTACACCGGGTTCTTCCCGCCCAAGGAAGGCGACCGCGGCAGGGCGATCCGCCCAGCCCTCGCCACCATCGTCGGCGACCACTCCGAACCCACCGGGCCGACCAAGAACGGTTGGAGCGTCTGATCCATGACCACGCGCAAGCACGTCGCCATCGCTACCGAAGACCGCACCTGTGACCGCCACGGGCCCTACGTTGCCACGCAGTGGGAGATCTCGCCGAAGCCCGACGGCTACCCAGGGGGGGGTGCAGATCGTGAACTGCTGACGTTCCTGGAGCCCTTCTGGGGCAGATGCCCAGCGTGCGACTCCGAGATGCAGCTCGAGGCCGACGAGCGCGACGCCGAGATCCGCACCGGGAAGACCAGGGCCGACGCGTTGATCGCCGCGCGGTTCGCCGAAGCGAACATCCCGAAGCGCCTCGAGCACTGCACGATCGAGAACTTCTCGTCGCTGCTGGCCGGGCAGAAGACCGCGGTGGCCGCCGCGAAGGACTACGCCTACAGCTTCGAGACGCAGGGGTTGGAGACCGGGCGCAGCATGGCGTTCCTCGGCCGCGTCGGGAACGGCAAGTCGCACCTGGCCGTCGCGATCCTGCGTCACGTGCTGCTGCGCGGTGGCACCGGCCGGTACGCGACGGTGTTCGAGATCCTGTCGAAGATCAAGTCGACGTTCGCCAAGGGCGCCAAGCTCACGCTCGAGCAGGTGATCGAGACGTACGTGCAGCCCGACCTGCTCGTGGTCGACGAGATCGGCAAGCAGACCGGCAGCGACTTCGAGATCGCCAACCTGTTCGCCGTGCTCGATCGTCGCTACGCCGACCTGAAGCCGATGATCCTGGTGTCGAACCTGGGCGAGCCGGACTTCAAGGCGTTGCTCGGTGAGCCCGTCATCGATCGCTTGCGCTCCGCTGGCGGGCGCCTCGTGAAGTTCAACTGGGAGAGCCAGCGCGGCGAGGAAGCATGAACCAGCAACCACTTCACGAGCGCGGCTACCTGAGTCGCTGCCGCATCGCCCACGCCCTCGTCGTCGCCGACCGCCGTCCCGAGGCCGAGGTCGCCGAGCTGCTGCACGTGCAGTTCTACGACCTGCCCGATCTCGTGCGGAAGGGCGCCGAGATGATGCGCTACCAGCAGGTTTCGGACGCGCGGCCTGTGCGCCACACGGAGCAGCCACGCGAGGAGCGCCGTTGGACGCCCGCACAGTTGCGCATGCTCGAGACGAACCGAGCGAAGTTCCGCGCGCAGATCCTGAAGAAGATGGCTGGTGACGCTTGACGCATCATGTGCCGCATGGCAGCATGACGCATATGGAACCAGAACCCATCGTCGGCACCAGCCCCGTTCTCGACTACTCCAAAACCGTCGCCGCCGTGCTCAGCGACGCAGGATCGCGCGACGATCGGATGCGACTGCAGGCCGATGCCGTCGCTCGAGTGAGTGCGGAAAACGACGAGGTGGTTCGTCTGCGCACCGAGAACTTCGAGCTGCGGTGCGCGGTGAAGGTGCTCGCCGCGATGGTTCGATGACCCCCGCCCGCCGCAATGGCGGGCAAGGAGACGCACAGATGAGGCTCTACACACCAGGACAGAAGTTCTTCGTTATCGACTACGAGACGACCGGCATCGACACGGAGACTGACGATGCGATTGAGGTTGGCATCATCGTCACGGACGAGAGGTTCAACGCGATCGACTCTTACCAGTCCCTGATCCTTCCACCTGACGAGCGCGGAGTCGCATGGAGTGGCAGCGAGCTGCACGCCTTCAAGGTTCACGGCATCCACCCCGACGAGTTCAAGGTCGCGAAGGCGCACGGGCTCGTTGCGCTCGACATCGTGGCGCTTGCCACGAAGCACTTGGGCAAGTCCAAGCCGGTGCTCGTCAGCGACAACATCCAGTTCGAGTGGGCGTTCACGAAGCGACTCGTCGCTGCCGCGGGGAGGGAATGGCCGTTCCACTATTGCGGGTGGGATTCGTCACTGCTTCTTGAAGCCACGGGTGTCGGTGACCCGAAGCCGGCACACCGCGCGCTCGCCGACGCCGGGCTTCTGCACTCGGCAATCGTCAAGGCACTCGATCGCACTTCGAATATCGGCGGTGCCAAGTGACCGCCCTCGACCGCCACCGCGCGCTG